TTGCAGTACTCCCGTTCCATTGTCAAAATAAATTGAATCGGAATTAGTTATGCTACTCGCTTCCTTATATCTTACGTTATAGTTTAAACTCATTAATTAAGTCTTTAATTAAATCAATTAATTCTTCTCTATTATCTTCTTCACTCATTTTAAGTTTATCCAAACCGTCAAACATTCCCTCGATTGAAAACCCGTTGAATTTACCTAACTTAACACCCTCGTAAACTTCATCATTATAAATCTTCATCTTAACAACCCACGCACCTTTTACAGCATTTAGATTATAAATATTAGACTTATCGTTTTTAGGGTCTTCAACAATCCAAGATTCAATTAAAGAAACTCCATTAACTGGCTTTTCATGGTCGATTGTAACGTTGTTCGCTCTTAGATTCTTTAAATACAATTCTTGAACTTTCTCAATAGTAGACTCTGAAAACTCAATGTAAAATTCTGTATCGTCTTTACGTCTTAATATCTTCTTATTCGGCACTAAAGCAAGACCTACAACCTCTCTCTTTTCTTCGTTAATTACTTTTAATTCAACCTCTAAGGCATTTAACATGATAAAATCCTCCTCAATAGCGGGTTTGTCTACTAAACTAATTGCGAAAACACCCTCTTTTAGTTCGTCTTTAATTGTTAATTCTATTGTTTGCAGTTCTTTTTTCATACTATTACAATGTTGCGTTTCTAACTCTATTTCTATCTAATGATTGCGCTGTTGACATTGCACCACTTACTACATATGCTTGTATCGGTGCTTGTTTTAATTGGCTTAATTGATTAAGTCCATTATTACCTACTATATTGAACGAAGGTGCTTGTATTTGTGCGTTATTCCCACCACCACCGCCCGAAGGAGTTGAACCACCGCCACCGCCACTTGAACCGCTACCGCTTGAAAATTGAGTAGAAGCAATTTTTTTAACATTTAATAATCCAGCAGTCAAAACAACTCCACCCGCTATACCTTTTATTACAGGTCCACCAGGAGTAGATGCGTATGTTGACATAACAGCCTTATAAGTGTCTATTGTTGCGTTTGCTATGTTCGCAGCCTTTTGAATTTTAAATGCTGTTTCTTGTTGTTTCCTAGATTTACCCGCAAATAATTCGGATAAATTAGCAATAATTGTAAATGTATCTTGAACCGCTTGTAGTTGTTGATTTTGTATTATTTTTTTATCTGCTAATGCCTTCTCGTCTATTTCTTTTTGTTTAGCTGCCTCATATTCCCATATTTCAATCTGAAAACTAGACAACATTTCTATATCGTCCTTTTCTTGTTGAACTTTAACCGCTTTTTTCTCGTTCTCAATATCGGTTAATCTTTGAAGTTCATCGTTCCAATATTTCTCATTTATAAGTTCATTCTGTCTAAATTCAATATCGGCTAATAATTTTTTTTCGTTTTCTTCTTTTTTATCGGATACTCTTTTTTCGTTTTCAATTTTAGCTTTGTTTGTTTTTTCTTCTTCAATTTTTGCTAAATCTGTTTTGTGTTGTGCTTCTAATATTTTTAAATCAAACTTCGCTTGTTTCTGTTGTGCGTATTGTTCAGCAGTTAATTTTGTACCGTAATCATGTAATACTTTTCTGTATCTAATTTGGTCTTCTAGTCTTGTTTTTTCAAGTTGATATATTTCTTCTGAATTTGCACCTTCTGCTCTTGCTAATGCTATTTTATCTCTTGAATTTTTTTCTAATCTAGATATATATTTATCTGCATCTTCTTGTTGAATTTTCATTAATCTAATAGAAATTTCTTGTTTTCTATTAAGTTCTTCTTGTGCTAATGCTGCTGAATCTGTTGCTTGAGTGAAATATTTAAAAGCTGCAACCGCTGCTGTAATACCCGCAATAATTAAAAAGATAGGATTTTGTTTCATTACGAAGTTTAACGCCTTCATAACAGTAGCACCTACAACTTGAGCCGCAGTTAAAAGTTTTTGCCCTATTGCAGTTTTACCGATTACAGCGCCTAAGTTTTTAAACGCATCCTTAGCAGCTAAAACACTATTCAAGCCCTCAGAGAAAGCCATCGCACTTTGAACTTTTAATAGTGTTGCTTCAACATTTTTTGAATCCACACCAACTAAGCCCATAGCACCCTGAACAGCACTGAATCCACCAGCAACCCCACTCAAAGACCCCGATAAAGCATTGAATTTAGCGTCGGGATTGAATGAATCGGTTAAAGACTTTGCGTCCCCTATTGCATCTTTTAAAAGTGCTGCTTTTTGTGCTGCGTTTACTGCTTCAGCTGAGGTGTCTCCAAACTTTGCCGCTAATGCTTCAACTTCTCTTTGTGCTTCTTTAAGTTGTTTTTTTAACGGTTCAACATTCGTCTTTACTTCTAAATTTACTACTTTAGTTTCTGCCATTATTTCACCGCTTTTAATTGTCTAACACCTTGCTTATATGCTTCTTTTATCGTTTTAGGAATTTCGTTTTTACCCTTTACAATATCAATTGCTTCACTTTCTCCGTAGAAGTTAGATAGTGCTAACATTTCTAAAATATTCTTTATCATTCTTGTAGTATATTAATTGTATAAGCATCTGTTGAACCGTCTATCATCGTTTCATCTACATCAATCACTATTGTTGCATCGTCTCCTTGTTGGCTTCTTATATTGAACGAATCTTGACTAATTAGTATTTCTCCACTTTGAGAAGTTAAGATATATTTAGGGTCAGGATTCGAAGGAATCGTAACCAAAACATTTGTATCTGTTGTAATTGTCGATGTGCTAAATGTAACACCCGTTGTTACTGTCGATATGTTGCTACTTTGTGCTGTTGTGCTTAAACCAACTCCAACCTCAACCGTTCCGCCTAAATCACCAACATTGAACAAGCCCGTTGAATTTCTAATCGGTCTAAAATCGTGTATCAATTCTAATTGTACTTTACCACTCGTTATCTCTGAGTTAATAGTATTAATCAAATATCGTTTATCTTTTATGATTAACCTGTCATTTAATTTCAATGAAGTAATTAACGATATTGGAAAGTATGCAGTTAATTTTGTTAATCTGTTTTTTGAGTTAAATAAATTCGATAAGTAACCAAAGTAATAGTTTGCAAATAAACTATTTTCAATTGGCTTGTCATACCATGTTGAAGTTTCGGGTGCAAAGTTTAAAGAATATATTTGATTGTTGTAACTTAAATCATTACCAAATAAAGCCAAGTTCGTTTCCGTTGTTTCTGTCGTACCGTCGTAGAATTTAATTGCTGTTGTCATTGCACCGTTATAATACAATAAAACTGGCTTAGGAATGTAAGATTTATAATCGGGATATTTTGTCAAACTAAAAGCAACTTGCATAGGTGTAGTGCTATACTTCTGAAACTGTAAATTTTCAAATGGTAACTTAACGGAATAGTCCCCTCCGTCGTAATCGTAATTCAATGAAGTGTCTCCCCACTCTCTATTTGAAGCATCACCAAACTGTCTATTAATAAAACTTTCGCTTTTTTCGTAGTTGAATGAAATGTTTTTGTATAATGGTAATCTATCAATATTAATGTCATTAACATCTACATATTTTGTAATGTCAATTATAGCACCTTTACTGTACCAATCATCAACTGGCTCAATCTGAAAAGTATTATAAGCAGTTGCATAACAAGTCAAGTTGAATTGCTTAAGAATACCGCTAAAGAAATCCGCTATTGTAATGTTTGGAACGTTTAAATATATTGAGTTAGAAGAATTAGATAAAACTAAGTCAGTATTTTTAACTGAAAAACAACCACCTAAAAATTCAGAACCGTCAAAATTTTCTCTTGAAACTTCTATTGTATATTGAACGTTCACATTTTGCTCAGAACGTATTTTAAAATTTACATTATACGCATAAGTACCAAAAGGAACCTCTAAAACTGTTGCACTATTATCGGTGCTATAATCTATTTTACTTGTTGAAGTTAGTACACCATTTGTATATACATCAATATAAAAAATGTATGTAGAACCAATTAACCAAATTGGTTTGTTTATTATTATTCTAACTGAAGTTTTAGCCTTGTTGGAAAATATAGATATTAAATTATATGAGTTTGTAGATGAATCATAAATATTTTGAATTAATCCAGTTATAGAGTTAGCAAATTCTGTATTTGAATCAATTAACATAGAATAACCATTCATCTTAGCGTCTTGGTTGTCTGTATTTTTACACCATAAAAACAACTTTTTGAATACATCACTATTTAAAAAATTAGAATTAAAAGTCAATCCAAAATCTGTTTGTATTGCTTCAAATATCTTTGAAACTTTAATAGCAGGAAACAACTCGTCCCAATATAATTTGCCCGTTGAAGTGCTTAAATCTGTGCTTGTTCCGTCTGCATACGTCCAATATCCATCACTCGAAATCATTGGGTAGCGTACATCGTAATCCGTTGCAGTATCTGTCAATCTTGCTTTAACTCCAGCACCCGTATATGGGTTAGATATTGCTGAATAGTCTAAATCTGAAAGTTTCTTATTACTAAACGTATCTTTTAAACTAACTAAATCACCATAGAAAGTTATTGTATAATGTTCTGCTTTGTTATTCTTAACAATAGAACCTTCTAACTGAATCTTCCCACTTCTAAATGGTGTTTTGCCCACCTCAATATAAGCATATCTTCTTAAGTTATGGTCGATTGAATTATCTACATCGTTCTGATAAAAATATTCAAAAATCCTATCATTGTTTGGAGTACTTGGAACTGTAAAACTTTGACTAAAATCTGTATAAACTTTTGATAAATCTTGTATATTCTGTATTGAACTTGAAATATTAATAAATTCATCTTTGAATAAATCAATTTTATCGTAGTTGTTAACCGTAGTCCCTTCAATATAAATTTCAACTTCCCTATTCATATAATGTCATTTGTAAAGTTAAATTCTAAAGGATAGTTAATCATTTTATTGTTGATATTTTTCTGTAAATCTATTTGCTTAGTGTTTAGTTTTGCTGGTCTATTATTTACTAATATCCTATCACTTAATAAAAGTTGTTTAATAGTTTCCTTAAATGACTCCTCTACCCAACCGCTATTAACTTTAATCGACTCGGTCCCATTAACATTGAATGTTTGCATTAAGTTTTCTTGGCTATTAAATGTCGTTTCTACATTTCTATAACTTTTATATTCAGAATTAGAAACATTCATACTATCAACTGAAGCACCTAAGAAAAACTCCCTTTGAAAAGCACCGTATTTATTTACAAAATCAATCGTAACACTTCCGTATTTATTCGCTTCGATAGGTCTAAAATAATAGGTTTTTAAAACGGTGTTAGAAGCGTTTAATATCTCTAACTTATTACCATTAGCAAGGTAACTAGAATATACTCTAAACGGTTGCAAAACTCTTGAGTCTACACTTGTGTAAGTTCTATTTGTTCCCGTTACTAAGTCAGTATATTTATACTTCCAACCGCTTGTATTATCCACAACTAAATCACCAGGATTTAAGTCTTTATTATAATAATAAGTACCCTCTGGAAGTAGGTAACCTCCTAAGTCAATATTAATACCTTCCGTATTATAAACGTAACCATTAAAGCAAGTGTAATCAACCGTATCAATTAACGTGTATGTAGAACCTATTAATTTATATCGTTTAATTCGAGCGTAACAAAATTGACTTTCATTAAAAAAATTAGGCTCTGTCGTTGTGTTTACTGTATAACTTAATGTGTTTAAAAAGTTTTGTATATATTCTGAAACATCAAAATAACAAGTCGGTGCATTTGACGAAGCAATTAATTTGCTAAGTGTATAACTTGGTAAAGTTGGATATAAAACCGTCCCTAATTGTGCATTCTTTAAATAAATTTCAACTTTAGCACCAATCTGACTGGCTTCATTGATTGAAATAATATACGGACTTTTTGCAAATATTCTACTCATTTTATTTTGGGTTGTTCAATTGTCTGATTAAATAACGTAATAGCATCTAATCCGTACTTCTCAATTAATTCACTTGGTAGTTTAGAAAATGCAGCCTCAAATGGTTTCGTAAAAAATAAACTTGGTTTAATACCTTTGTTAAATATACTTTTAGCTATTGCAAATTTTAAACCCGTTCTATTTATAAATTCTCCCTTTTTATTTCGTGGTGCTATTCCTTTTCTAATTATCCACTTATCTAAAGACTGTAACATTTCTCTACTCGGTACACCTTTTTTAAAAGAGTATTTAGAGTTTTGTGTTCTCTTTAATCCGTTTACTCCTTTATCTTGGTAATGTCCGTAATCTTCCATTGAGAAGTAAACCCCAAAAGAATTTTTGAATAACTTACTTTCCCCCTTTATAGAGGAATATAGTTTTTTACTACTATTCTTTTTTAAAGTATCTAAATTTTTTCTACTTTTTAAAACAACATACCTTACAAACTTCTCTAACTCTTTTTCAGTTTCTAACATCTCAATAAATTACCATTGTGTTTTCTGTTGAAATATCAAATGTCATTGTCCAACCCGCTACTGAATCGGTAAACTTATCAAAGAATGGTTCGCACGTTGCGTCTGAAAGTATATCGTAATTAATCTTTAAACTACCTCTATACATTTGTTCATACAATCTGTTAAGTATTGCTAATGTAGAATTCATTACATCGTCTTCATTATTATTACCTACATACAAAGTAACTGTTTCATCTTTGCTAAAATCCACAGCATCCATGCAAATAATAGAAATATTGTAGTTAACAACTTGGTTTGAAAATGTTGTATTGTTAAACATTATATGACATAAAGGAAACATATTTTGCTTCTGCAATAATACTGCTGATAAATCCCCTTTAGTAACTTGGTTAACTAATGGGTCAGTGTTTAATGTATCGTATAATTTTGTTGAAATATCGAAGTAACTCATTTTAATTGATTTTTCTTTATTTGATTAATTTCTATTTGTGTCTTTTGCTTCTCGAATGTCAGAAAGTTAAGGACGGTAAATAATTCAAGTTTGAGAACTTCATCGAACTTTCTAAGGTCTCCTTGAGCAACTTGATATATTGATTGATACCAACCCCACTGTTTGCTAAATTGAGATTCTTCGCTAAAATCTCCATATTGGTTGTCGTCAGTTTCGCTAGGCTCTTCTCTAAATAATTTATTGTAGCCTTCAGTAACTCCCTTTCTAAATTCAAAAAAAAAACGTGTGCTGAAAGTGCAACTGATAAAGGTGTGTACTTCATCAATTCACCATACTCATCGACGTTGTTAAATGGTGCAATTAAATACTGACCTTTCTTATTCTTTTCGATTACAGGACGATATAAAACCGCTAAGGCTTTATGGAATGAATCAAAGTTTACAATATGTGTTTCAGCTTCGATATACTCCTCCCAGCTTATTTTGTCGAAGTTAGGAATTAAACCTAACTCTAACTCGTTAATATTAAATGTCGTTTGTAGTTTTGGAATCTCGCTAAATAGTTTATTAAAATGGTTAACCAATTCAACCATATCATTGAACTTAATCTTAACAACTTCCTTTAATTCAATTCCACAAAATATTTGAATCATCTTTTGCCCTAAAAATTCAGGGTCGGTATTGTTCTTGCAAATATCCATGTACTTTTGATAGTGAAGCAATGGTATCTCACTTAATGAAGTTGGAATTATTAAATTTAATTTCATAGTTTTTAAACGATTAATTTTGTAAATGTATTTAGTAGATTGAATAGTTACCCTTGTTTGGGTTGCTTAATTGATAAGATACTGCATAACGAACAGCATCAAGTGCATGGTTAAATTTGTCTATTGGTGTTTCTGATTTACGTTCTAACCAACTGTAATTATTCAACTCCTTAATTAAATCAATAGAATCGCAATCTATTATCATTTCGTAATCTCTAAGCATCTCAATACCTTCTGTAATCTTATGCTTAACACAAGCCACAACATTGTTCCCCTGATGTTTTAATTCACTTATCAATCGAGGTTCTGCATTATCACCAACTATTAATCCACCTTTACTAAAATGATTATTTAACCTGGCTAATTCTGTCGTTACTAATTGAGTTTGATAAATATGTAACTTTAGATAAATCAATTTTCTACCCTTATCTATTGACGTTTCTACCAATGTTGTAGGGTCGTTTGAAAATCCGTAATCTTGACCAAAGACAGAGCCGTTATCATTGTTAAATTCACCTATTCTCCAATTGTTATAAATAACTCCCTCCGCTTTATCTAACCAACCGCCTAAAATAGTGTGTTTATACTTTTCGGGTCTACGTTCTTTAATGTCGTTAATTTGCTCTAAGAACGATTTAGAGAGGTTTTCTTTATTATCTAAATAAGTAGTGTGAATGTAAGTAATATCGTCGTTTACATTCGTTGTTCCACCCTCAACACCTTTATTTTCAAAAAACTTTTGATATATGAAATGTTCTTTAGTTGCTGGGTTTAAAACTAAAATTACTCTGTTCTGTTTTTCTTTATGCCTTATTGAGTAATCAATCTTATCAAATGTTTCTTCGTCTGTTAATTCTTCTGCTTCATCCAATACCCAAGTTGTGACACCAGCTAAAGATTTAAGGTTGGCGGTCTGCTGTCCTGAACTTGTTTTGATACCTTTGAATAAAATCTTTGAACCCGTTCTTAAATTTATTATCTCATCTTTTGTAATATGAAAATCTGAATGTCTATCAATCAAATCAATCTTTTCTATAAATTCGGGAATAATTGAAACGTGAGCAGAAGTAAGTGTATATCTTGTAAATAGAATTACGTGTCCAACCTCGTAAGTTAGTGTAAGCAAAAAAGTTGTAACAGAAAAACTTTTTCCACTGCCACGACCACCCGTTATTACAAAGTAACGACTATCTGAAAATAACCCGTTATATTTTTTACTTAATGTTAACAAGGTCTTTAATACTAAAATCGTTTAATGAAATATTACTTTCAATTGTTTCTTTTGCTTTACCAAATAAATGCTCCGAAATGAATATTTTTCCACGTTCAAAAGTTAACAAATCTTTAGCAAGTTCAATCCTTGCTTCCTCATCTGTTTCAACATTCTTAACTTGTTTAATTGCAGCAATAAAAATAGCATTTGTTTTTTGTTCATCTGCTATTGGTTTACGTCCTCCATTTGTCTTATGCCCTCCGTTGTTTTTTCTCTTATCTTCCATAATTAATAAAAATATTAATTAATTAATATCAAATATTTCATTTCTTATTTTTTCTTTAGTTGTTTTTAAACTTCTCATCACTGTTGAAGGTGCAATATTAAACTTAGCCGCTATCCCTCTAATCGTTAAACCTTTCTTGTAGTAAGCATCTAATATTATAACGTCTGAGTAGTGTGTTTTGTATCGTACCTTTTCAATTTGTGCTTGTATCTCTTCAAATTTAATGAATTTATCAATATCAATATCTTCACTTACAAGCTCTTTAACGTCGTTTAAATCTACTTTCTTAAA